GTCACGCAAGATACGGTGCAGTTCTTTGGCTGCACTCATGATGGTATGCATCTGTTCTTTGGCCATGTCGCCTTCTTGATCGTATTCGCCTTGATCTTCTGGATCCACATCATTTTCACCCACCATCTTGTGCTTGGTGACTTTGCCAGTGAATGGTTTTAGTTTGACCTTGTCTCCAAATGCGCTGAAGTCTGGTTTCATGACTTCGCCTGTGTCTGCTGATGCATTGTTCTTGGGACGACCACGGCCGCGTGTGGCCTGGCCGGCTGCCGCTGCGGCTTTTTTCTTGGCAGCCAGAGCCCTGGCATCATCCTGGTCGCCATCATATTCAGTGCCGTATGTGCCTTTGTGGCGATATACTTTGCCTTCAACTTCATCAACTTTTTTGGTGTTGCCACCCCGGAGTGCTGACTTCATGGCTTCAGCTGCAACGTCACCCAGCATTTCGTCGACTTCTTTTTTGGCACCAACAATCTTGTCAGCAAAAGTGATCTTGTCCACAGGAGGTGCCAGTTTGGCAAATGATTTTTGTTTGGCGGTCTTTGGAATACCGCCAACTTCGCCTAGTGCTGCACTTGCTCCTGCTTTCTTTAGATCAGCACCTGTTGCTCTCATTCCCGGTACTGAGGTTGTTGCTGTTGCCGCAATTCCGGATTTTTGTGGTGCACCGCTTATGGCTGTTTCTTTCATCTCATATTGAGGTAGCAACTTTTCTAACTCAGAATAAAATCGATCGAATGCAAGCATAGTGCCGCCGGCTCTGTTACTAGCTGCTTGTCGTTCATCTATTAGTTTAGTGTATTCATTTCTAAAATCTCTGTTGGTTTTAGATAGTGCCTGAGCACGTTGATCTAAATCTGCTTTTCTAGCACGATCTTGTTGAAACGGTGCATTCATACTTGAAACTGTTTGTTCTTTCATTGCAGGATTGGTTGGTCCAGGAGTAGCAGGACTCCAACGCTTGCCTTTGTTTGGACCCGCGGTCACCACAGGATACTGACCATCTTTGCCTTTTGGAGGAGGTGCAGTGGCGCCGTCTATGTCACTAGGAGCACTGGTTTCTCTCACTGGATATGTTCGGCCATCAACTTTGAATTTGTTTTGACCAGCCTTGATGGCCTTGTCACGGTTGCCGCTGAATTCGTTGCCTTCATCGGTCATGTCCTGGCTTTCATCATATTTGTCATAACGATTGCGAATCTTGTCCATGGTGCTGTCGCTGGCATTATCTCTTCCAGCTTTTTGCAGGGCCTTCATGCCTTGGGCGCCGTATTTCTTTTTGCCAAAGGCAGCTTGCAATGCTGACTCGTCCATGCCAGCACTTTCACGTTCCATGCGGCTTGCATACTCATCTCTCATGCGTTCTTTTTTATCTTTCAATGCTTGTAGACGCTTCTTGGCTGATTCATCGCCGGCAGCAGCTTTCTTTTTAAGATTGGCCATATGGCTTGCTTCCAGACTTCTGCGATGTTCAGCATCAACACTGTTGGGGTTGTATGCTTCTTCTACGTCTTTTTCTCCAAGAAAGCCCATGCCTTCTTTGGTTGAGTGACGCAGTTTGTTCAACACAGCACCTGCCACACGCTTGCCAGCTTCTGCACTGCCATAACGCTTGGCTGCACCAGCAGCAATCTTGTCAAAGTTCTTGCCTGGCTTGCCAATGTCTTTGCCAGCAGCGGCCTTGACAGCAGAGTAATCACCTGTTGCTCGTTCGTTGAGAACCTGAGCCAGTGGACTGGCCTGCTCATTGAGCGGTTGATTTTTAACTTCTGGTGTGGCACGGATGCCGTCTAGTTTTTTGTTTAGGTCGTAAAAGAAACTCATTTTGTTATCCTCTTGTGTTGTAGCCAGTGGCTGGCCGGGGCTGACGTTTGATCCTGGTCATGGGGCTGGTATCGCCCTGTGGCAAATCATTTGTGGTTTTTGCAGGAGGAGTTTTACCACCAGCAATGGTGAAGTCGCTACGATATGCATTTTTCAACACTGCATGATCATAAGGGCCTGTCGAGTAATCCTTTGACAAGGCACGCTGAGCTGCATCAGGCACAGGATAATCAGTGTCCTTGATTAGGTCTTTGTTCTGTGCTTCAATGTCTGTGATCTCTTTGTCAATGCTGTCCATGTATGGCTGTGTGAGCAGGCGGATTCTGTTGGGGTTGAATCCCAGCAGCTGAGCCAGTTGTTGCACCTGCGGCTCAATGGCAGGGTATCTAAAACTCACATCAACCGACGTGACCATTTCGTTTTCTGCACCAGGAAAGTCCTTGAGCAGATGCTGTACTGGTGTGGTTTTTTTCTCTGACATTTTTGCAATGTCAAACTGCTTGAGCTTTTCTTTGAGATCTCCCATGAAGCCGGGAGGCACATCACCCAGGATCTTGATCCGGTAATTGTATGTGCGTTCACTCTCAGAAAGATATTGATGAAATTTTTTCATATTAGAGTCCTATGTGATATTTAGCCTTTTTTGGCATTTGTCTTTCTGTCGCCCAGCAATCTTTCCAGCAATTCGTTGCGATCTAACACATGGCCCTGGCCCTGCTGTGCTGGTGTGTGATCTGCATCTGCGGTTTTTATATCCAGATTGGCTTTTTTCAACTGTAGATCAATCATTCGGAGTTTTTTGTTGAGCTTGGCTGTTTTGGCTGTGAGCGCATGGCCCAGCATGGTGCCTGCAACACCAAAAATTTCAGCAGCAAATCTTGAATCCACCTGCATGCCCAGACTCATCAGTTCATCAAAGGTATCTGTGGCTTTTTGTGCTAGCTCATCCATTTCGGTATCTGAGGAGCTGAGATCTCGTACTCCCGGCAGGGCAGCATCAATCTTGTCTATGGTGGTGTCTATTTCGTACAAGGCAGCTTGAGTCTGTTCAGTGGTGTATACCACTGTGTCATCTGAGTCTGCAGACGTTGGCAGGTCAAACAGTTCTTCAAGTTTTTTGTTGGTTGGAAGGGACATGACGTATTTAGCGGCAGGTGTGGCCGCTGATTCCAATCTGCATCAGTTACTTGCGAGTTCCGCCCTGGTGAAAGATGTCGGATTCTGTGATTACTCTGAATGTGAGGCCGTTGCGCTTGGCCCACTTGGTGGCCTGATCCCATTTGGCATAGTTGATTGCCACAATGGCACGTTCTTTTGAACTCATTTTTTCTTCAATTATGCTTTGCTTTCTGGGTTTGATTTCAACCAGTTCTGCCCGAGTGGTGTTGTTCTTGGTGCGGTATGTGATCAAGAAATCTGGAATGTAATTGTGCATTTTGCCGTCCAGGGGATGACGATAGGGTATTACCACACATTCCGACCCCCACTGCATGATGTTGTCGTTATTGTCCAAGAATGTCATGAACATCTGTTCCCAGCTGCTGCGATAGGTGGGGCTCTTGTTGCCCACATACTTGGCAGGATTCTTGGGCTGGAATATGCCTTTTGCAAAATTAGTCATGGCATATTCCTGTTGTTATGGCAGTACGTTTCTTGCAGTGTAGAAGTTGGGAGTAACTGATGCACCGAACCCCAACAGGGTCGAGCCGCTTCTCATGTTGTTGAGATAGTATGCCAGGGTCTGTGTGAGTTGCAGTTGACCTTGACCCTCGAGTGCTGCCAGAATACTCAGTATATTGGTACCAGTCTCGTCAGCAATCCTAAACAAGGACACTGTGAAATTGCCTGCAGCCTGGTCAGTGGTAAACACTGACCTAAGGAAACTGTACACAATGTCGTATTCTTCAGCAGAGACAAACTGTTCGTAGTTGTAGAATTGATCAAAGATTCTTACTGTTAGATCTACATTGTCATTGATTGTGTTGACTGTGCCGCCCATGATCAAAAACGTCCCGGTGATCTTGGAAAAACAAATCCGCCATTGCCGCCTGGCTGTTGACGAACTGCTGCTGGAATACTCTTTCTCAACACATCTTTGAGAGCAAGATTGGCTTCTTCATTTGTGATAGCTCTTAGATCCTTGCCCTTGAATGTGTTGTAGGCTGTGCCTGCCTTTTGCACAGCACCAATCACACCTGCCACACCGCCGCTCTGTAGATCTTGCACAATGCCAATGCCTGCATCCAGCAGGCCACCTTGGCCCAGCACAGTGCTGGTACTGCCTGGTCTGGCCAGACTGGATCGAATGTTGTCATAATAGGCAGGATCAGCAAACCCTCTCACATTGGTATCGGGTCGAACCGCACCAATGGCGCCCGAGTAATATTTCACAGTTTCAAACTGTATACTCATGGTATTTTGCATGACTCCTGAGCCTTCGGAATAGTTATAGGTATCATGACTCCAACTCTGGATCAAGGGATTGATCAGCACATAGCTGGCCCACTTGTGTTGGTTCATGCCGTAGATGGTGATATCTTTGAAGAAGGGCGGTTTACCAGAACTTTGATCCGCACCTGAACCAACGCCGCTGCTGCCTGAGTTGCTTTGATCATAGCTTTCACCAATAAACCCCCAGTCGTTGACTGGACGGTCATTGGCATAGATATCGCGATTGTTGTAGCCAAATCCTGGTAGGCTTTGAATTGGCCCAATGCTGCCATTTTGATTGCTGGCTCCGCCGTACTGTTGACTGGGATCTTTGTAGTAGTAGCTGTAGTAGTTGTACCACATGTTTCGAGTCAGATCGCCGCCGTCGTCGTGAAACGTTACCTGCACCGGATCATAGTTGATTTTTTTCTGAATCAGACGTTTGCGATTGTACTGATTCAGTACCTCGGTCTCCATTTTGAATTTTGGCAGCTCTATGCTCTTGACCATGAGGCCAATGGTGCTTTTTTCAGTTTCTGAGAACACTGCCTGCAATGGGCGAACTTCAGACGTGTTGATGTTGAAGTAGCAGTGGAACAAGAACTTGTTCCGTGGTGCATACTCATATCCATTGGTGAGAAAGGTCTTGGAAGCATGGGCGTAGTCTTTGAGACCTTGCCCACCAAAAAAACCTCGGAGGAAATCTTCTCCCCAGGCCATAATTGATTATCCTGTTATGACGTCGTTGACAGTTCTAGCAATTGTCGACCCAATACCTGTGCCGTTGGGTGTTTGATTGGCGTTGTCGTACACCATAGTCATAGCAATTGTTGCTGGTGCGCTTTCTGAGTAGGCCATGTTGCCATAGTCCACGCTTCTTAGATAGCAACCATACAATTCCCATGTTTCCAGCACAATCGGTGCGGCTCCGCCATTGCCGCCGTCTAGCACTTCAAAACGTGTGGTAAACTTGTAGTCAATGCCGGAAGCAGCTGAGGCCATTTCCAAAAAGTCCATCTGCTTCTGTAGCTGTTCGCCTACCAGTCTACTGACAGCACCTGATGCATCGTCACGTAGATTGCAAGTGACCTCTTGCCATTTGCCCTTGCCTGCTAGATACAATGTGCTGTTGTAAATTGGTATCTCGATGTTGTCAAATGTCAAAGTAGGTCGTTTGAAGTCTATGACCTGCTTGGTCAATTCTGTTCGTGGTGTACTGACACCAAAGTTTTCAAATATCACTCGGAAACGATATTTGAGTTTGGGCATGAGCAGACCTTGGTTGCTTGCGCTTTGATCGCTTGCCAAGGGCACTGTCATTCGGGTTAATGATGCAACGGCCATATTTGTAATCTCCTATGCAGTTATTTACCTCAACTGAGGCCAAAAAAATGGGGTGTTGCCACCCCATTTGTCAGTCTAGCAACAGATTAAACAGTGGTTGCTGTGGCCACTTGTCCTGCAGCAATTTCTCCTGTGTTCTTAAGACGCAGAGGAATGTAGATGAATTCCACGGACTTCACAGGTTCTATGGCAATATCAACCCAGAGTTCGTTGGCATCAATTCTAGCAGGTGTGTTGTTGGAATCATCACACACCACCAGGAAGTCATAGATACCACGCTTGGCCACCAGGTCAATACACAGGCCGTTGATAGCGTTGGCTATTTCGTTTCTGGTGATCTGATCGTTGGGTTCAAACAAGAACTGTTTGCCGATTTCTTCCAATCTGCCACGCATGAATGCAACCAATCGGGCCACATTGATACGATCCAGAGCACTGGCCGTACCATAAATGGTCTTGTTGCCGAAGTTGGTGATACCCACACCCGGAACAAACGTGATTGGGTTGATACGGTTTTGGTACTCAAGATCACGTAGACCTTGGTTGTTGCCAACAGTCACAAACTCTCCGGTTTGACTGTCGATATAACCAATGGTGGCTGCGTTGTCAATCACACCGCGTCTTGTACCAGCTGGTGCCAACCATGGATAGCTGACTTCGTCGCTGCGAATAATTGTGCGTACCATCATGTGACTAGGTGCTGTCACGACTGTGCTTCCGCCCAGGTCTGTGGTCTGACAGCTGGGATAGAACACAGCAGCATAGGGTGTGCTGGTGGTCAAGCCGTCGCTGGCAAATGTACCAAGCCCGCTGTTGTTTGTGGCCCAGGATATCAGTTCGTTACCACTGGCACCCAAGCGCATGGGAGTGTCGCCAACCACAAAGCAGGTGTTGTTGCGTTCGTTGCTGAGAGCAGACATGTTCACAATCAATTCTGGATATCCAGTACATGCCAAGAGATTGAACACAGCCTGTTCTTCACGAATTGTGATGCTGGTATCAATGCCAGACTTGAGTGCTGCCACAACCAATGCACGTTGTGCCAGTCGTCCCATGTTGGGTGCGCCATCTGCTCTGTTGCCAGAAGCTGTGACCCAGCTATTGGTCACCAGCGGATCCCAGAACGCAGTCTGTGTGGCCGGATTCTGATTGGTACTGGCCTGAACTGCCACATACAGCACTGCATTGTACAACACTTGATCGCCCACAGCATAGCTGGTGCTATTGCTCCAGGTATCGTAGCTGAAATCAGCAGCATTGAAATAGTCGACCTGAAAACTTTTGACATTGAATCCTGAACGACGTGTGTTGAACAACAACATGCCTGTGGGATACAGTGCAGAATCAGGTGCATCAACATCCAGATAGTTGCTGGTCAACAGACTGGTAATTGTGGGCAGGTTGCCTGTGATTGGATCCACAGTGCCTGTGGTACTCCAACGAGCATCAGCAAACAACACACCATTTTCAGTGGTTTGGTCAGTGTTGTCGATCAAGACCCACTGATCCACACCTTCAACATTTTGCCAACGCTTGATCACAGGGTAAATTTCAAGATTGCTGGTATCAATCCAGAGATCACCATAGACCAAAACAGTGCCATCACTTTGTGTGGTGGGTGCTGTGGCAGAGATTTGTGGTCCTGCTGGATCTGTCAAGGAAAGATTGTCACCGCGAACATCATTGGTTTCGTTTCGATATCCAACCCATCCTGTGCCACTCTGAATCATGATATCAACTTGGCTGGTGGTAGAATAGTACCAATAACGCCCATCGGCCGGATCCTGATCCGGAGCAACTGCACTGGCAGTGTACTCCAGTGCCACCCAATTGCTCAACGACAACCATGTGTCGTTGAATGCTGTGATTGGCGGAACTGTGTCGTTATCAAGATAAACAGTGCGGCAGCCTGTGACTGACGTGCTGAAACCTGCTTTTGTCACTGGCGTTGTACCGTTGGTGTTTTGCAACAAGATTGATCCGCCTTGTGATTGAGTAAACACAATATAACCATTGCTGTCAACACTGGCACTGACGTTCGGCACATTGGCAGCACTCACTGCCCGCAAAAATGCACTAGGGCCCGAACCTTGTGCGGTACTTATAGTAACCTCTACTTGAGTGGTTGGTGTTGCGCTGTTGGCAACCGAAGTTATGATATAAAATTGATCACCATTGGCAAAGGTTGGATTTGCAACTGATCCAGTGATCACTGTGGGTCCTGCTGCTGCTCTTTCGAATACCTGCAAGGTATAGGTATTGTCAAAGGGATGATTGCTGCTGGGGGCTCCACTTAGACTTGGCGCCACATTATATTGTGTGTATGTTGTTCCAACTGGAATGTTTTTGCCGCCACCAGTGGGATCCAATGCTGCATTGGCACTGAAATCATTGGCATATACCGTGGCAGATTGTTGTACAAACGCACCCAGAGCAGAGCTGTATTTTTTTACAACCATTGAGGTTCCAAGATTGCTGCTGGTAATCTTGTTCCAGACGCTGCCTGTGGGTCTAGGTTGGTCATCGGTGCTTCTCCAACGTGGCACAGTGTAATTGGCACTTTGCTGCAGAGTAGGAGCATAGGTGGCAACGTTGGCCGTGATGCCCAGTGTGGTCAATAGACCTGCAGTTGATCCCGCTGAACTGACCGTGATGATACCGTCGTCAGCCGTGGAGCCGTCGGCAGTGGCTCTTCCATCTGCAAACAAACACAGCTTGTTGTCGATCACAGCTGAGTAAACACCATCAATGGCTGCGGTGTTGATGGCTGCACTAAGACCTTCAATGTCGTTGTTGGGAGCAGCAGGAACAGTGACAGTGGTGCCGTTGATAACAATGGTGTTGCCAGCTGTCAAATCAACAGTCACAGCATTGGCGCCTGTGATGGTTGGCCAGCTCAGTTTCCATTCGTTGGATCCAACCAGGACCCAGGTATTGTACAAGTCCGACAAATCAGTGGCAGTGGTCTGGGCTGTGGTTACTGCACCATTTTTGTAGTACATGGGGTTGGCTGTGTTGGTTGCAACCACAGCATAATCGCCAATGCTGCCATAGTCAGTTGAAGGAATACCGTTGGTAAGATCTCCAGTGTCAGTTATGACCAACGGTACTTGATTGCTAAAAGCACCAGTGGTCAAGTTCCATTCAAATGCGCCCCAGATGGTGTTGGCAGTATCCAACCAGAATGTGCCATCATTGGGTTCGCCTGTGGGACGAGTCAGACTGGCTGTGAGCTCAGAAAGATCAATATCCACACGCTGCACATACGCACGATTGGTAATACCCAGTGCAGAGTAAGCAGCCAACAAACCATATTCGTTGAGCTCGTAACCGTTGATCGGTGTACCTGCTGTGGTTTTATAGAAAAACGGATTGCCAAATGTGGCTGACAGATCACGTTGACTGGTGACCAAATAAACCTTGTTTGCATTGGCCTTCAGGGTGCCAGCTGCAACTCCAACGCCAGAACCTGAAACTTTGTTTTGCGCTGTGGCAATCAACATGTAGGGTACTGAGTTTGTGGCTGCAGGAATGTAATTTGTTTCGTCAATTACTGTGACTTGAACTCCGGGTGATACTAGTGCCATTTTGGCTCCTTTAAAAACTTATGTAGATATTTATCGGATGATGACAAAACCAGTG